GTAAAACTTCCTGGTACAAGGACTTATGAAGATTTGTCATTGACCTTCTACAATGATGAGAATTTTGGACTTAGGAATTTATTTGAAAAATGGGCACACGCGATGGGCCAGTTCAAAACTCCATTCAACAACAAGGTATTGTTGACAGGAGACGGAAAGGCAACATCTGACATCACAGTATCACAACTAAATAAAGATGGAAGTGTAGCCTATGAATATAAGTTCTGGTACGCATTCCCAACTGTCGTTGCTGCTATCGATCTTGGATTTGATCAGGCAGAGGCAGTAGAGGAGTTTACAGTTACCATGGCGTATTCTTATTTCAATATTCCGACTAATGCTTCCGGTGAAGCAATAACAGATCCAACTTAATCTTTAATAGAAAATAAATTATGGCAATCAAACTTTTCGGTTTTACAATCGGAAGAGATGATAGTGATAAGGTTTTATCCTCTCAGACTTTTACAGTACCGGAACCCGAGGAGGGAATAGCTCCCATCGCCTCGGGTGCTGGTGCGTATGGTACCTTTCTTGATCTAGAGGGTACTGTCAAAAATGAGTTCGACCTGATTGGTCGTTATCGTGGAATGAGTCTCCAACCTGAATGTGAGACAGCAATCGACGATATTATCAATGAAGTTATTGTTGATACTGGCAGGTCGGATCTTATTACTCTCAACCTTTCGCATCTTGGTGTTGGCGACAAAGTCAAAAATCAAATCAGAGAAGAGTTCAAGCACGTACTTCGAATGATGGATTTTCGTAACTTGGGTTACGATATCTTTAAGCGATGGTACGTAGATGGTAGAGTTTACTATCATCTCATCATTGATCCTGAGAAACCTGAGAAGGGTATCACAGAGATGAGATTGATTGATGCTCTGAAGATGAAGAAGGTTCGAGAGACCAAAGTTCCTAGTGCTGAAGAGCAAGATAGAATGAGAAAGTTGGGTATCATCATCCCACGAACTCAGGACTATTTTGTATATAATCCACAAGGATTCTTTCAGAACTCAGGTAACTCCAAACAACAAACGATAAGAATCGCACAAGATGCAGTTTCTTATTGTACCTCAGGTCTTATGGATGGTGGTCGCCGAATGGTGATTGGCTATTTACATAAGGCAATCAAACCTCTAAACAACCTACGCATGATAGAGGATGCTCAAATTATCTATCGTGTATCTCGCGCACCCGAGCGACGTATTTTTTACGTTGATGTCGGTAACCTGCCCAAGATTAAGGCAGAGCAGTACATGCGTGACATTATGAATCGGTACAAGAATAAACTGGTTTATGATGCCTCTACGGGAGAAATGCGAGATGATAGGAAGTTCCAATCTATACTTGAGGATTTTTGGCTCCCACGAAGGGAAGGTGGTCGAGGTACAGAGATCACAACTTTACCTGGTGGAGAAAATCTGGCAGAGATCGAGGATATCCTTTTCTTCCAGAAAAAACTTTACAAGGCACTAAACGTACCACTGTCACGAATGGCAGTCGAAGATTCAGGTCAAGGTTTCTTTGGTCGAGCATCAGAGATCACCCGAGACGAAATCAAGTTCGCTAAGTTCCTTGATCGTTTACGTGCTCGTTTCAATAATCTTTTCTATGACGTGCTGAAGAAACAATGCCTATTGAAAGGTATTTGTAATAAGCAGGACTGGGATAAGATGAGAGACGGTATAATGTTTGAATATGAAACCGATTCCCATTTTGACGAACTGAAAAATGCTGAGTTGACTGAGCAAAGATTGAATCTTGTAGGACAGGCGATCGACCACAAAGGTACGTTCCTGTCTATCAAAGAGATTCGCTCCAAACTCATGCGTCAGACTGAGGAGGACATGGCGAGAATTGATGGCGAAATCCAAGCAGAGAAAGACGCAGGACTCTACGACGACGATGACGACGGAGGGTTCTAAAGTTTGTGGTATCGACTACTCGATGACGTCACCTGCGTTCACAATATATGATGGATCCACTTTTAATATTAATTATCTTGTTGCTCGTGATAGCGACCTTGTACTTGGGAGGGAGACCTCCGAAACTCTGAACCCACGACTATATCCTGAGTGGACTCACGACACAGAGAGGTATTCCAAACTCGCTGGCTGGGTCTGCGATGAACTGATGTGGCAGATGAGACCCGTAGTTTGTATTGAGGACTATGCCTTCAGTGCCAGAGGTCGTGTATTTCATATTGGAGAAAATACAGGCATTCTGAAATACAAACTAAATAAATGTAGATTGAGATTCGAGTCTGTTACTCCTCAGATCGTCAAGAAATATGCGACTGGAAAAGGGAATGCCAAGAAGGTAGACATGTACGAGGCATTCGTAGAGGATACAGGAATAGAACTCGGAAAAGTGAAACAATGGTCAGACATAGCTGACTCATATTGGATTGCTAAGTGGTATTACCATAATCGGTCGGACACCTGATTATACCACATTAACTCTTATTTGTCAAGTTTTTATGATTAGACGACTTGCTGCTGAACTGGCAGATGAACTACTCCTCACAGACCCTGTTCGTCCCCACATTAATCCAAAGGTAAAAAATGCTCCAGGTAGAGAAGTCTATACTCTCGAAAGTCAGGCATTTGTATGCACCGCATTCTGTGCATCGGTGCCTGGATCAGAAGAAGAACTCCTTGAATCAAAAATCGGACCGATCTGTGTTCCATATACGGTGTGGTCTCTTAGCAAGGGACGAGGTAGAGATATCATCCTTGCGCTCCGTGATCTCATGCAAAGCACCTATCGAGTCGATCGACTTGTCACTCTGTCTCCGAAGTCCGAAGAAGCAAAAAACTTCCACACAGGTCTAGGAGCCACCCACCTCAGAGAGACTCCCTTCGCAAATAATTTTGAATATATTTTAGAAAAGTGAATATTTCGCTTGACATTTTCACACAGTCGTGGTATACTTAGGTCACAGAATGAGAAAAGGCAATAACGCCAGTCTCAAATCCTAAGGAGTCTTATGACTGAATGTAAATATCTCTATGTTGTCAATAACGGTGAACTCGAAGTCGAAAGTGACCTCGAAGCAAACGACTTCATCCTCGGTTTCAATGACGGGATGATTGACGAAATGCGAACCATTGAAGATCTGACTGCCCTCGAGCAAGTCGTCTCTCCTATCGAATCCTACAAAATCGTATTATGAAAATACGGATCTACGGAAAACCAGAATCCTGGATGACTGAAGATTATCGCTCCCAGATTAGGCGTATGATAGACCATACCCTATCTGGGTGGTTGTCCTATCGTAGGATGAAAAACCTTGAGATCAAGGTGTGTCTTAACAGGAGTTTTGACCTCGGAGGAGAGGTCGCTCCTGACTGGATGGCACGTGATCGTAAGCCAAACCACTTCAAAATGACTTTGAATCCTGCTCTCGTTGATTCTAACGAAGCATGGCTGACAATGGTCGGTCACGAGGCGATTCATATTGCACAGTACGCAACTGGTCGTCTGAGAAACGGAGCACGAGGAACTGTCTGGGAAGGCAAGATCTGGGAATACCCAGAGCCAAGACACCTCGGAGGTTCTGAGTACTGGGAAACGCCATGGGAGGTGGAGGCATACGGGTTAGAAAAGGCGATGCTCTGGAGTTTTGTAAATGTCCAGAATGCCATTAAAAGTCTGATAGAAACTGGCGAGGTTGATTTCGCTTGACATTTTCGAATAAATCAGGTATAATTGGTTATGAAAATGAGAAAAGGCAATAACGCCAAACCCAAATCCAAAAGAGGTCTATGTCAGTAAAAGCAATCCTTGATCATGTCGCATCCACTTCTTCAAGAAATAAGAAGGAATCCATTTTGCTCGGCGAGAAGCAAAATCACGAACTCCATGCGGTTGTCAAAGCCACCTACGATCCCTTCACTCAATACTATGTCAGAGGGGTTGTTGAAGTCGAAGACAACAGTCTGGATCCGTTGGAGCCAATGGAACTCATCGAGGCAGTCGGTCATTTATCATTACTGAAAGAGCGAGTCTACACGGGTCACAAAGCAAGAGACTACGTCGCTCGCATTAACGAGGCACTGTCCGAAGACGATAGAGATACATTCGCTAAGATTATCGGTCGTGATCTGAAGATCGGAGCATCCGGAAAAACATTTAATAAGATTTGGCCAGGGATTATCAAGGAATATCCTTGCATGTTAGCCAGCTCCTATTCCGAAAAGAATATTGCTGAGATCAGTTTTCCTGCTCTGTCCCAGACCAAAATGGACGGCATGCGTTGCAATATCATCGTACACTCTGACGGACGAGTTGAAGTCAAGTCACGGGCAGGACGATTATTTGAGACTCACGGGGTATTCGACGAAGAGGCGATTCGAATCCGAGATTTCATCGACCAGCACAACGAAGGTTGGTACGTAGTCCTCGACGGAGAACTCCTCTGTCACGATTCGAATATGGAAATCCTTCCTCGTCAGATTTCAAACGGAATCTGTAACAAGGCGAACAAGGGTACGATTACTGAACTCGAGGCACAGAAACTGACATTGGTAGTCTGGGATTATATTCCTGAGCCAGTTTTCGAGGGAGATGTTGAGGATCCTCTGATGTACATCGAGAGATATAACATGCTTTACAATCTCTTCTGCGAAGAGGCACTGTCAAGGTTCATGTTAGTCGAAACCACCGAGGTTGCCAATCTTGACGAGGCGAGGGCACACTACAAGGAAATGTTGGACGATGGTCAGGAAGGTACAATCCTGAAAGACAAGACAGTCGGTTGGTCTAATAGCCGATCTAAACTCACTGTCAAATTTAAGGAAATCAAAGACATCGACCTTCGAGTGATCGGTTGGAACGAGGGTACCGGAAAGAACAAGGGACTCCTCGGAGCATTAGTCTGTGAAACTGAAGACGGGAAAATCAAAGTCAAAGTCGGAACAGGATTCTCAGACGAACAGAGA